ATAATTTGACTAAACCTCCTACAGATAGGAGGTACACATGCCATGTTTGCAACCGTCAGGAAATGGTTAGAGCAAAGTTTGACGAGGAGTCGGGATGAGTTGAGGAAAAAGAAGAGCAAAAGAACAATAGACGACAAACCAGAGTGTGAGAAATGCGTACACCAAAAGTTTCACAAATTGGAATTCTTGCTAAAAGCTCCTCCTATCTCGGTTTGTACTCACGAAAGCGCCCTCAAATACAACGACGGAAGCGTTTGGTCTGTTCGCATAGCCCGAGAGCTTTGCAGGGGCAGAAGATTTGAACTTAAAAAGGAAAAACCATGATTCAAGACCTGATTCAACAAAGAGAAGAACTCGACCGACAGATCGAGCAAATTAAATCCCAAGAGCGCAGCACAGTCATCGACCAAGTTAAGTCTCTGGTTCTGATGCACGGTCTGACCGAAAAGGATGTCTTTGCTGGCAAGACCTCAAAGTTCGGCAAGGCCAAAGCTAAGTACCGCGATCCGGCTACCGGGAAAACCTGGACTGGCCGTGGTCGCAACCCGACTTGGTTTGATAGCAGCCGTGAATCTGAGTTTCTGATCGGCGCATGAAAGAGTCGCCCACCCAGAGGTCACTGGCGTATCTGCGAGATCTTGGTTACCACTGCGAGGTCGTGGAACGTTGGAACGCCTTTACAAAGCAGCGTAAAGACCTCTGGGGATGGTGCGACATCCTAGCCATACGGGAAGGCGAAGTGCTGGCCGTGCAAGTCACCGCTAGTGGCGTGTCTTCCCGTATCAAGAAGATTCAGGAATCAGAAACCGTCTCTGCAGTCAGAAAGTCAGGTATCCGCATCCACGTTCACGGATGGATACGCCAGCCTATAAACAAGACTCGGAAACGGGTCACCTACAAACTCAGAATCGAGGATATATCGTGAAACACGTTGTCATAGCCACGCCCATGTACGGTGGCATGTGTACAGGGCACTACACGCAAAGCCTGCTGATGACAGGATCGGCATTCACGCAGGCAGGCATCCAGATGTCGGCCATGATGATGTTTAACGAAAGCCTGATTCAGCGAGCCAGAAACGGACTGGTCAAAAACTTCCTGAGAACAGACGGCGACTACCTGATGTTCATCGACGCTGACATCGGTTGGAACCCGCATGACATCATGCCGATGATCGACGCAGACAAAGACATCATCTGCGGCATCTATCCCAAGAAAGAGATCAACTGGCACGGCGTTAAAGCCGCTGTAGAGGCAGGGGTGCCAGTAGAGCAGCTAAAGCATCACTCAGGCGCTCTGGTGGTCAATCTGGTGGATTACAGCGGCACTGTCACCGTGCCACGCAAGGATCCTCTGGAGATCTGGAACGGTGGTACAGGATTTATGCTTATCAAACGCTCAGTGTTTGAGGGTCTGAAAGACAAAGTAGCGACCTACACCAACGATGTCGTGGATCTGAACAACAGCGTCAACCCGGGCGACCTGATCCACGAATTCTTCGCAGTCAGCATAGAAGAGGGCACGAACCGTCTGCTATCTGAGGACTACCACTTCTGCATGTTGGCCCGTAAACACGGCTACAAGGTCTGGGCAGCGCCGTGGGTGAGCTTAGGCCACGTAGGTAGCTACCTGTTCGAAGGCACGCTCATACCGGCAGCATGAATGAGCTGGCTCTTTTCGCAGGCGCTGGTGGCGGAATACTCGCAGGAAAGCTGCTCGGATGGCGAACAGTCTGCGCCGTCGAGTGGGAACCCTACGCAGCTTGCGTACTTGCCGCCCGACAAAATGACGGCCTTCTCCCGCCTTTCCCGATTTGGGATGACGTTCAGACCTTTGACGGCAAACCGTGGCGCGGAATTGTTGATGTCGTATCTGGCGGCTTTCCGTGCCAGGACATCAGCGTTGCCGGGAAAGGCGCAGGCATCACCGGAGAGCGCAGCGGAATGTGGCGACACATGGCGCGGATCGTTGGCGAGGTTCGACCCCGATACGTCTTCGTGGAAAACAGTCCAGCACTCATTACTAGAGGACTCGGAGTCGTCCTCGGTGACTTGGCCGCGCTCGGGTATGACTGTCGATGGACAGTGCTGGGAGCTGCCGACGTTGGGGCGCCGCACCAGCGCGACAGGTTTTGGCTTGTGGCCCACGCCAACAGTCTGTGGGAACTACAACCGAAAGGGAGCATCAGCGACCAGTGGCGACGGGCTGGCGACTGCGGTGCAGAGATGGCCGACGCCATGCGCGACGGACGCAAAACCGTTTACGGGCGGGGAGTTGTATACGACGAAAACCGGCACGGTGCGAGCCATGAGACCAGACGGCAAGAGCAGCAATCGCGGTTTAGCGGCGACTGTGCAGAGATGGCCGACGCCGACTGCGCGTTGTCACAAGGGGGGGGGGAATTCCATGACACGCAAGGATGGAAAGAGTCGTTCAGACATGCTCGACTGGGTGGTGGAGTACCAGACTGGTATGCGTCTGAACCCGATGTGGGTCGAGTGGCTGATGGGGTGGCCGCTCGGGTGGACAGACTTAAAGCCCTTGGAAATGGACAAGTCCCTTTGTGCGCCGCAACAGCATGGAGACTGCTAATTAACGCTTCGCAGTCCGGGCAGATCTTTTGAAGGCTGCAGCAGTCGGGTAGCCTTTCTGTCCGGGCCGTTTAGCAGGCAACCCTGCTTTGCGACGCTTGTTGATGTTGTAGTACAGACCACGTTTAGCTTTAGGCGTCTTCATCTGCATCCCCATCGCCGTCTGGCGGCTTTACCGCGTTCACCCTTCCAACTCTTACTCCTGGCGCAGAAAGACTTGTGCCGGGGGTTTTTAGGGTCTTTGGTAGGCGCTTTCAGGTTAGATCCAGTCGCCCTGTTGTACTTCTTGCGACCTTTCTCCGTCAGACCACCACCAGCCCTGACTGACAGCTTTTCACCTCTACCTACAGATAATTTAGGGCCAGCCATAGTCAGCGCTCACTTACATAATAAAATTCTCAGGGTTGGGGGAGCATCTTCAAAGCATGGTCTTGCACACGCCTGACACGCTTTTCCCATCCTTTACCAAACGTCTTCCAGATGTCCAGCGACTGCAAGAAGAACAAACGTTCTTGCTGATACTGCCGGATTACCGTAGCTGGATCACATGCTTTGGTGGCGGCGATAGTTTTCGGGCCTATAGCACCGTCAACTGCTGCATGAACGCACCTCTGTAGCCATCTAGCAGCCCTTCTGGGGCCGCTGTTGACCGCTGCATCAAACACAATGAAGTTGATGCCATCAGGAAGATCGTCAGCACGTACAGGGTTCCAGTATTTCGACCTGTAGATAGGCCGTACATCCTGTACGCGTAAAGACTGCATCCTTTCGACAGAAACAGTCGTGCCTATCCAGTCTTCATACGTGGCTTTGGTGATGCCAAAGTTAGTAGCACCGCCAGGATCGCGGGGATGGTTGCTAAATCCACCCTCCTCGATCAACACCAACTCTAAGCAACGGTCAAACAGCGTCATCCCGGAAGCACTACCCCGATCACGCCAGCAACCGCCATGCCTGCAGCAATGATCGCTTCAGCAAGAGCAGGCGAGACAGTCACGCCCAGAGCGGTCAGCAAGTAGACGAATCCGCGCCACGTGGACGCCTCTTTCAGTCGAGCCAGAACATACTCTTTCATCTCAAACTCCTATGTTGCAGTGCAACAATCAGATTTTCTTGGGGGAAGGGACTCAATACTTGCAGCCAGTTACCTTGCGATACTGGTTGTCAGTAGTTTTGGTAGTGGTCGCACGGCCTTCAGGAGCGCCCTTAAACGACTGCACGGCTTGGAAGCCACCACGGGGAAGAGTCTCGCGCACCGATGGCTGTGGACGCGTCTGAAATGGGATTACCGTGATCTTCATAGGTCACCTTAGTAAAGGAACCAGCCAGTAAAGCCCAGCGGTTCAAACGAAATGGTTCTGTACGCCAGTCCACGGAAAGCAAGGCCAAGAGAAGCCCCAACAGGAGGCGCTACAGCAATGCCAGTACCAGGACTGCGATAGTTATGACGCCCAAGACCGTGTTTCATATGCCGTCACCCGGAGTGATGTACACACCGCAGTTGGCGCTGGCTACACCCGTGAAGTAGGCGTTAGCGTTGAACGTCAGAACCTGAACAGTGGTCGGCAACAGGGGGATAGAGGCACCCGTTGAAGTCACAGTAGCAGCGTTACTGTTAGCAGTAGCAGATGTAGACCCAACTCCCAAGAACACTACAGCGTTGCCACTGTTCTGCACTAGATAT